GCTTAGCAGAGCGCGCGGCGCGTTCTTCCGCTTCGGCCTGCCAATCAAGACGCTGTATGTCGTTCGGGCGCTCCGTGGGCGTCGGGGCGGAGTTTGGCAAGAATACCGAACCGGTCGTGCTATATCGCGAGCGGCCGCCCTGGGACGGCTTCGCTGTCCACATCGGATCAGAGGCCGCAGCACGAGCCGCATTTGCGGCGTTGGCTACGCCAAGGAACGCACTAATGATGCCGGACACGTCAGGAGCGTAGCCGGAGATGCGCGCCAATTCCGCCATCAGGTCGGCGACAGAGATTTCACCCTCTTTCGCCTGATCCATCAACGTGCGGAGTTCGTCGCGAGCCTTGGCGGAATCAATCTTGCCGATGGCGGCTTGGAGGTTGTTGAAAAGCTCCGTAACTCGCTTCTCTTCAGCGATCCGGGCCATCTCCGCGGTGGTCGCAACAAGCTCGGGACGGAGGGCAGCAATCGCATCTGCCGCCTCGGAAAGGATCGGGATATTACTCGATCGAAAAGCGTCCATCAGCGCGGCGTGCGCTGCGTCCATATCCGCAACGGTCGTCTTATTTTCCGCCGCAGTGGCCGACAGGTTCGCCAGGCTCCGCTGAACGGCCACAATCTGGTCTGTTGGGACCGAAGTCTGAAGCAACCCCATCACATCTTGGATCGCATTGCCGGCAGAGGAGACTTCTTCCTTAATCTTCCCGAAGGTCTCGTCGGCCAGCTTCTTGAACGCAGTGGCCGCGTCCGCATTGCCCGCCAGCCTGTCTTGCTCGTCGGCATAAGCGCGGATCGCAGGCAGGGCATCGCCCCACTTCTGCGCGACGCTCTGAATAAGGTTGGCTTGCTCCTTGAGGGCTTCGGCGGTCGCTTCCGCGCCGTCCTCAGATTCGGAGAAGTAGTTGTAAGCCGCAACGCCGGCGGCAATCGTGCCGATCGTGACCAGCGATACCGGGTTCACAATCGATAGGAACGCAGTTCCGATGCCGCGAATGACGTCCTTCGCACCGCCCATCGTATTGAAGACGGCCGAAAGCTGCGTACCCTGCTGCAGCGCCATCGTCAGCGGGTTGGCGATGCCCATCTGGGTCATCACCGCGATATCCTGAAACTGTGCTGCGATGTTGGCGGTCTGGAAAGCGTTGCCAGACTGCCCGATCGCCCCACCCATGACGGGCGGCGTATCAGCAAGTGCAGCGTTGCGGCCCTTGATCGCTGCGATGCTGGCAAGTGCGGCCTGCCGCTCGCGCTGAATGGCCGCCGTCATCTCGTCTGTCGAGATCGCACCCAGACGGTGGGCCGTGCGAATCTCGTTGATGGACGACTTGTAGCTCGTGATGGTCGAAAAGACCGGGCTGAACTTCGCCCGCAGGCGGTCCATCTCCTGCCCCTGCTGAGCCAGTGCGCCGGTCCATTCCTTCGTCGCTTTCGTAGCGACGCCGGTCATTGCGTCGATGCGCGCCTGCATGGCAGTCGTCATCGAGTTGTCAATGCTCCTCCCGAGCGAAGAGAAGCGCTTTTCGATCTGCCCGGAAGTGCGGGCGATATCTGAATCCAGTCGCTTCATTGCGCGCTGGACCGCCGCCATATCAGTGCTTACACCAATGACGAGATCATCAGTCTTATCGGCCATGGGTTTTCCTGATATATGGGCACCATGAAAGTGCTAATCGCAGCGACATGCGTGGCTGTTCTGGCTGCCGTCGGATACTTCTTCTACGGGGAGTATGCCGATGCGCAGGCGCGCGAAGCCCTAGCGGAGCGGCAGAGCATCAAGGCAGGATGCGCCAAGATTGCTCGCGACATGCCGTGGAGCACCGTTGCCGCCGGATGCCGCGAGCGGGGCTACATCGAGTAGCTAACCATACTTCTCCAGCAGCGCGGCCAACGCATCATCGGAAGGCGCTTCGCCAATCTTCTTCCCGCCGTTGGCGTCGTTGTGGCCTTCGATCGCGAGAAAGTATTCCGTGATGGTGGACGCCCAGAATGTATCCGGCGTCCACTTAAGGAAGCCGAACGCACCCTTCATCCAGTCGCGCCAGGGGAATGCCGCCTCGGGCTCTAACCCTTGGCGGCCTTTCCGTTTCCCGCTTCACCGTCGAAGTGGTGCGACAGCGCCGCTGCAAACGCCTCGGCGCACGCCGGAAAGTGCTTGAGCTTGAACGCATCCAGCGCGTCATCGCTCTTGCCCCGCACCGTCAGCAGCGAAATTGCAGCCATGGTGGCCGCGACTTCCGTGCCGGACAGGCGTAGGAACAGGTCGGCCAGCGACTGACAGCCAAGCCGCGTGGATACAGCCGCCAAGCCTTTCATGGTGGCGGCGATGACCAATGGCACATCGCCGATCCACAGCGCGACTTCGCCGCGCGCGCCGTTCACATCAAGTGGGAACGGCTTCTCCTCTTTTGCCACCATGGATTACGCCTCCGCCGTGAACACGAGCGGACCCGCAGCAACGAACGTCGCGCTGAAATCCATGTTGCCTTCCTGCTCGCCGCTGAATTCGAACTCCGAGACCATCCACTCGCCCGCAAAATCGCCAAGGCCGGGCACGACGACTTCGGCGTTGAACTTGGTGGCGTCGACGACGTGCTGCATGAACGCCGTGGTATTGGCGCTCTTCACGAACTTGCCGGAGCCGCTGAACGTGCGGTTCTTGATGCCCGGCTCGACGGTGCGCTGCGGCGTATTCTCCGGGTTCGTGCAATCCGGAATCGTGGTGTCGACTTCGTTCGCCGACATGTTGAAGCTGCGTGTGACGATGCCGCAGAGGTTGGAAAATACCTCGGGCTCCGCGCCATCGCCGATCTTGATGAGAAGAAGGCGGCCAATCTGTTGCGACATAGGTTCTCCTTGCGCGGTGGACGCGCCTAGCGAGTGTGGTGGTGGGTGTGCTGGCTCGGCGCGCCTGCGCTAGAGCCGCTCTGTGAAGGCCGCGAATTCAATCGCGGCATGACTGGTCACGCCGTCGCCGTCATCAAACACGCGAGTCTGGCGGTGGCTGATTGATATCAATCGGTTGGTGGGCAGCGTCATTGGGTGCTGATGCAACGCAGTAACGACCGCGTCGGCAATCTGCTTTACTTCCATGAATCCGCCTGTGTAGACGGACCATGCGTGCAGCGTCAGGTAGATTTCCTGGGCGTCCGTGCATTCGGCATCACGCCGAAGCGATTGTGCCTCGCCGATATCGACGTAGGGCTCGGCTGCGTCTGCTGGCGGGCGATCGTAGACCTTCTGGCCCACAAGTGCCGTCAACGGCGCGTAACCCCGCAGGCGCGCTATGATGGCGCCCTGCAGTTCAAGGTCAGGGCTCATTTGCCGGTAACCTCCCGCACCGCACGGTTGATGGCGGCGTTGATGCGTTTCTTGGCAGTCGGCTTGAAGGCGCGCCATGTCGGAAACACGTGCGGCTGTGCCGGCGTGCCGGGATGCGCGTGCTTCTCTTTGGTCAAGACCGCGGTTCGGCGGTAGTTGCGGTTTTGCCGCGGCGCTTCCGCCATTCGAGACTTCGTGCCGAACTCGAGAAACCGCCAGATGTACGGCGCGTAAACAGCCGTGGCGTCTGGGTCTTTCGACTTGGCACCGACCATTGGTGCGTGGTTCGGATTGTCCGCCTGCCGCTCGCCCTTAATCTCTTGCATGTAGTTGCCGGTGCGATACGGCGCATCCGCAGAGATCAGGTTCGCAGCCTCCTTGACGACTTCAAGCTTGGCTTCGGCGGCGTACTTTTCGGCGTTTGGTGCAAGTTGGTTTAGGCGCCGCATAAGCGCCTGTCGGCCCATGACTTTCGCCTTGAACGCCATTCCTTCGCTCCCGGCTTAGCCAGCCTCGCCTTCAACGACCAGCATCTCGATATACGCATTGCGCTCGTCGAAATTGACCGCCGTCTTGATGTTGTATCCCTTGCCGGTGCGTGCGTTCACGGCCCGCCACGCGGGCGTTACGGCGCGTGTCCGCTCTGAACTGCGGACGGTGAGCGTGTACGGCTGGATACCCTGCAAGCGGGACGCCATGACCGGCTCCGAACCCATGCGCGGCTCGAGCCGCGCCGCCTCGGTGAAGCGCTCGACATAACCCGTTGTCACTCCACCATAGCCGTCATCGCCCGTCACAAGCTCCAAGAACGCCACGCGCTCCGACAGCCGGCCTGCGCCGCTACGCTTCGTCGCCATCTACCGGCTCCTCGTCCTTCCGCACCTTGCGGGCACGCACAGCCTTGCCAGCCGCCATTGCAGCGGCCGCGCACTCTCGCGTGACGTTGTAAACCTTCGGCGGGTAGACGATCGTAGTGCCGTGGTTCGGCCTCCAGGCGAAGCGCTCGGTGAACCTAACCCACATCAGGAATACTCCCGATGGTTGGCCAGCAGGTCGTCCAACGTCGATCGTTCGGTCGATGGCTCCGGCTCGCGGCGCTCGTACATGTCCGAAATCAGGAGAAGCATCGCGTGGCGCACTTCCGGTTCAGGTGCGCGCCCGACCGTTGCCGACACTGTAATGCGGGAGCCAAACTGCTTTGCCGGCCAGTTCTGGCCATAGAGCAGCACCAAGCCACCGTTGACGACCTCATAAGCGCTTTCATCAACCGTCTGCTCGTCGCCGGCGGCGTCGGTGTACGTGACAGCAGTCACATCGATGACCGGCACGACAGGCAGCAAAGCCAGGTCCGACCAGTCATCGGCTACGAGATCAACAGATCGCGCAGCAAAAAGCGCACCGCAGTATTTTTCAACGTGCGATCGAGCAACCGAAACGAGTTCGCCAATGTAGGTGTCGTCATCATCGTGAAAGACGCGGCACTGGCGCTTGGCCGGCATGTTCGACGCGCTTTTCGGAAACCGGAACCGCGAAACCCGCCTCAATGAGGCGAATGGCCTCCTTTTCAGGGAAGTCGCGCTGATCGCCAGGCGACAGCGAATATTCGTTGCCGGACAGGCCGACCAAAACTCTGATTTCCATTGGAACCCCTATGGATTGGCGGGGCCGAAGCCCCGCCTTTCAGGAATTAGGCCGCAGCCATGATGAGGTGCTTGACCGCAGCGGTGTCGCCGAGTTCCCCGTCGAAACGGATGAGGCCAGCGATGCCGAGATCCGGCCAGAAGCGCTCGCGGAGAACGCCGATAACCGGGGAGCCTACCTTTCGGACGAAGTACTTCGAGAAGTCACCGAAGACGATCGGCTTGGCGCCGGCCGCGATCTGCGGAACGTCGTCGTTGATCTCGTAGCGGTAGCCAAGCAGTGTGCCCGGTTCGCCCTTCTGGATGTCGCCCATCGACCACAGGTAGTTGCCGTCGCCGTCCTTGAGCTTGCGGATGGCCGCCAGCG